GAAATATGCCTGCTGTGCCGTGCGGGTGCGGGAGGCAGAGGTGCCGGTGGAGACCGTGGCCCTGAGCCAGACCGCCCTGACATTGAAGCCGGGGGAGACTGCGGCCCTGACGGCCACAGTCAGCCCGGAGGCCGCTGATCAGGCTGTGGTGTGGTACAGCGCCGACCCGGAGACCGCCAGCGTGACCGGAGGCGAGGTGGTGGCCATCTGCGCCGGAACGACGGAGATCGCGGCCATTGCGGGCGGCGTGAAGGCAGCGTGCAGCGTAACGGTGGCCGAGGACGGCCTGAGAGCCGCCAGCCTGATGCTGAGCGCCGGGACGCTGGAGCTGACGGAGGGCAGGACTGCCACCCTGACGGCCACGGTGCTGCCCACCAGCATCCCCCAGAGCAGCATCGTATGGACCAGCTCCAACGAAGAGGCCGCCGTGGTGGACGGCGGCATGGTGACGGCCCGCGCCGCCGGCGCGGCCATCATCCGGGCCAGCGTGGGCGGCAAGACGGCCAGCTGCACCGTGACCGTAAAGGCGGCGAGGGTGCCGGTGAGCAGCGTGACGCTGGATCGCAGCACCCTTGAGCTGAGCGTGGACGGCACGGCCCGGCTGACGGCCACGGTGCGGCCCGAAAACGCCGACGACCGCACCGTGGTGTGGCAGAGCAGCCGGGAGGACGTGGCCACCGTGAGCGGCGGCATCGTGCGGGGCGTGGCCGAGGGCAGCACAGTCATCAGCGCCACGGCAGGCGGCGTAAAGGCCGAATGCAGCGTGACGGTGAGCCAGGCACTGGTGTGGTGCAGCGTGGTGAACCGGCTGAGCCATGTAACCACCGACCAGACCGCCGTCGTGGTGGCGAAGGGCCGGGCCTACAAAGCCGCCCTGACCGCCGAGAGCGGGTACACCCTGACCGAGGTGAACGTGAAGATGGGCAGCGAGGACGTGACCGGAAGTGCGTGGAACGCCGAAGAGGGCTGCGTGAACATCGAGGCCGTGACCGGAAACATCGTCATCACGGCAAAAGCGGAGGTAAAAGAATGAGTGAACCTATCTACAACAGCGCCGGTGAAGTGCTGTACCCGGGCCTTGCGGGCGACGGGGCTGGATACCGGGGAAGCCGCCTCGTGACCCTGACGCCGGAGAGCTGGGAGAAGGCAGAGGGAGCCTGGCCCCTGATGCAGGACGCACCGGTGCCGGAAGCAAAGACCGGCTATGCGGCTCTCGGCTCCTACCCGGACAACTACGGCGCAGCGGCGCAGGAGGCGGGATGCCCGGCCTACTGCGAGGCGCGGGACGGCTTTGTCCGCTTTTACGCCAGGGCGAAGCCCTCCGGAGACATCCGGGTGCAGGTAACGCTGCTGGGCAACGCGGGCGGCACTGTGGTGACAGGACTGGTGGCGGGGAGCGGTGTGAGGGTGAACCCCACCCTCACCATCTCCGGCGCGGCGGCGGACGCTGCGGCTACCGGCGTGCGCATCAAGCTGTTGGAGATGGTGCATGGCACAGACGTAAGCGGTATCAGCTTTGTTTCGGCCTTTGACACGCTTGACGGCGTGGAGCTGACGGGTGTGTGGAACAAGGCGGCGAGCCGGGTGGAGTTTTGAGAGGAAGGAGGATCAGAAATATGCAGATCAAAGACTTAGCCATTGGCGATGGCTTTGTATACCTGATGGAAGGCAGCACCAAAGTCAAGTTTTACGTGCTGGCCCACAACTACGAGAGCGGCCTGAACGGCAAGGGACGGACGCTGTTTTGCCGGGAGAGTCCGGCGACGAGTGGAATCCGATGTCAAACAGGCAGCAGCTATAGTCTTGGATGGGGCACAATCAATTACGGTGGTACACGCGTAACCAATGCAATATACAAATACCTTACAGACACATATCTATCCAGTTTCACATCCACAGTAAAAAAATGGATCGCAACGACCCAATATAAGGCTTATTCTCCTCGTGATTATTACTCATCACCCTCGAATTTTAATTTAGGTACATTCAACACTGCCTTCTTCACTATTTCAGAAGCAGAAGCTGTGACCAGTGCTGATCATTCGGATGGATCTTTGCTTTCAAAAGAAGCGCGTACTCGACTCGAAAAGATATTTACTGCCTACGGAAATGGCATTTGGACAAGAACCCATAGCAATGCTGATAGTGGCCATGAGGACGATGACGATGGAAGCAGGGATTATTACTATGCTAATGGCTTGTATCTTTCCGGAATAAGCAACTCCGATTGGGGCGTTTTTTCAACCAGATATGCATATAACGCCTATTACGGCTATCTGCCCTGTTTCACCCTGCCGGAGACGTTATACATCGACAAGGACGGCTTCCCGACTGTGAACCAACCGCCGGAGATCACTTCCGATGCAGGCGAGAGCGGCGTGGCGCTGGGCGAGAAGAACGAGCCGTTTACACTGCCCTACACCGTGACCGACGGCGACGGAGACCCCATGACCATCACCGAAAAGGTGAACGGCGTGGCGCTGGCCGTCCGCGAGAACGTGGCCTCCGGCACCGAACTCACGGTACAGTGCCTGAGCGAGAAAGCCCTGTTCCAGCAGATCCTCAACGGAGAGAGCACACTGACTTTGGAAGTGGACGACGGAAAGACCACGACAGAGTGGACGGCGACCTTTACCAAAAACGTGACCCATGCCGTTCTCTCGCTGTCCCAACCGATGACAGCAGACGACACCATTACGGTGGCCGCGCTGACGCTGGAGGGCAGTTTCCCGGCAGACATGAGCCTGACCGTGGAACTGACCAACAACGCATTGGACGAGACCCCCGTGTGGGAGAACTGCACCGACATCCAGAGCGGCGAGGCAAAGGCTTTCGTCCACCACAGCTTTACAAACACAACTGCCGCCCGGGGCTTTGCATTCAACTACAAGGTGACGATTGCCCGAGGAGCTTCCGGCGTCGGTGGCAACATCACCATGATCGGAGGTGTGATCGGATGAGTCTTTGCAAGATGGATAAGAGCCTGAAAGAGCTCCACAAGAAGCTGGAAGAGGCGCGGAAGCTCAGGGAGCTGCCCGGCCTCGTGGCGGGGATCGAGGACGCCATGTGCGAGCAGGACATGGAATCACAGGAGCGGCTGGCGACTATCGAGGACTCGCTGTGCGAGCTGGACGCCGCTATCAACAACAAGTAAGGAGGTAGCATATGGATAAAATCTGGGCAAACAGGTTGATCGCCGGCACCAAGGAATGGGCAGAGATGCCCACAAGCCGCCGCCCCGGGGTCAAGCGGGAGCTGGCCAAACGGGTAGCCGGCGGTGAGATCAGTGAAGAGCGGTATAAGGAGATTACGGGGGAGGACTACTACAATGGATAAACTGCTGGAGCTGCTGGAAAAACTGGTGCGGGCCATCTTTGGTCCCGGTAACGAGGCAGAGACCACCCCTGACGCCCCTGCTACCGCCCCGGAGCAGGTAAACGCTCCGCC